ACCGCGCAAGGCAAACTCGAAGCGCTCGCCAAAGCGAAGGCCAACGACAAGAGCATTTCATTTGCCAAGGCGATGAAAGAAGTATCTCTCGACCCGGCGAACAAGTTGCTCTATCAAGACGCGCTCGCGGAACGGAGGGCTCACTAATGGCTTTCTCACAGGGAACCGATACTCGCACCTACCTCGCCGCGGCTGACCTTTCGGCAAAGCAATATTTCATTGTCAACGCCAACTCCAGCGACCGCATCAACGTTGCTGGCGCTGGTGGTCAAGCGGTGGGCGTGCTTCAGGATGATCCGGCCGCCGCCGGGCGCGCTGCATGCGTAGCAGTCGCCGGCGTCTCCAAGGTTGTTGCTGGCGGAACTTGCACGGCTGGAGCCTTCGCGGCTTCTGACGCTGCGGGCAAAGCGGTCAATGCAGCCTCTGGCGACATCGCAATCGGTAAGTTCCGCACCGGAACCACCACAGCGAATGACATCGTGAGCATGGAAGTCATGCCACAACTCGGAAAGATCTGGTAATCGGAGGAAACCATGAACAACCAAAACAGACTCGTACAAGTTCACAAGTACCTCCCGACCGCCAGCGATGTTCACACCGATTCGCTGTTGAACAATTTCAGCGTGGCGTTTTTGGAGGACATGGCCACCACCGGATATGCTTCGAGCATTTTTCCGATGGTTCCGGTCAATCACCAAACGGACAAGTACCGCGTGTGGCCGAAGGATGATTTCTTCCGCGACTCGGCGCGCAAACGTGCGCCTGGCACGCCAGTTCAGCGCGGTGGGTTTCGTGTCTCCGATGACTCGTATTACTGCGATGTGTACGAGGCGGGGACACTGATTCCCGAAGAGGTCATGAAAAACGCGGACAACCCCGCGGAACTCGACCAGGCGGCCACCAATTACGTGATGCAGACTCTTGCGATTCGTCGCGAAGTTGATTTCTGCAGCACGTACATGATCGCTGGCGTTTGGGGAACTTCCATCGTCGGCGTCACATCTGGCGCTTCGGCAGGCACTTCCGTTCTTGGTTGGAACGTTACCAGTTCCACTCCGATCGAGGATGTCATCGCGGCACGCAAGGCTGTACGTCTGGCATCGGGGCGGCGGGCGAATACCATCGTGCTCGGTTACGACGTTCGCGCTGCTCTCGCCACCAACGCCCAGATCGTTGCTCGTCTGGTGAACGGTCAAACTCCCGGACAAATCGCCGATGTCAGTGATGCTGACCTCGCGCGGGTGTTCGGAGTCGACCGAGTGATCACCGCCGATGCGGTTTACAACTCGGCGGCAGAAGGCGCCACTGCGGTGATGGCATTCATCGCCGGAGACTTCGTTTGGGTCGGTTACGTCGATCCGAACCCAGGGTTGCAGTCGTTGACCGCTGGCGTTTCGTTCACATGGAACGGTATGCCGGGCGGCACCGGTGTCGGGACGCGGATGGTTCGCCACACCGATCCCGAAATCTATGCCGACAAGATCGATGGTTTCCGGAACTGGGGCGACAAGGTCGTTTCGGCCGGCGCGGGTTATTTCTTCAGCAACATGGTAGCGTAGGGTTGATGCCTCTCTCCCTTCAAGCACAAGGATTCCGCGTCGCCACATGGCGCGGAATCCTTACGCATTTAGGACGGTTCGAAGAGGGGCAATTGATCCCCGCTGGCAAGTTCACAGACCAGCAACTATTCGGCATGCTCCACGCCGGTCAGATCAAAAAATCTGACGACGAGGTAAAGCCGATTCCGCATCCCGAAGATAATGATCCGGATGATCCAAGCGGGCCGTATCCGGATGATGACGACGACTACGATGATAAAGCTGCCGTCACCATCACCGCATTTGCAGCGCAACCCAAGCGCCGCGGGAGCGGGCGCCGAAAGAATGCCACATGATATCTGCATCGTCGCTGGCGGCCCATCCGCTCGCGGGTTCGACTTCCGCAAGATAGCCTCCTCTAAAATAATCGCTGTCAACGATTCCTTCCTTTCCGTTCCCCGCTCGGACGCCGTAGTTTCCGTTGATCGCGACTGGATCACCGATCGCGCGTGCGAACTCATCCGATATCCGGGCGAGCTATTCACGCTCCATCGTCCGGGTGAAGCGCGACCGTGGACGCGATGCGGTCAGCGCTGCTGGACGTTTCGCACGGAGCCAGGCTTGAGCGAATCATGGGCCGAGGTCTTCAGCGTCGGATGCAGCGGATCCGCGGCGCTCAACGTTGCGTACCTGATGCGGCCAATGTCGATCGGTCTGATCGGCTTCGATTACGACGGCTGCGGCCGGCACTGGTTCGACGACTCAAAAAAACGGCGCACAAACCACGCCGAAACCTGGCAACGGTGGGCCGATGGCTTTGCGTCGATGGTTCCGCAACTTGACGATGCTGGCATCTGCGTCGTCAACTACAATCCCGATTCGAGGATCACCGCATTCGAGCGGCGAAGCCTTGATACAATCGGCTCATGAGCTACACGGATCGCAACCCGGCATTGTCGGACCTCAACATGGTTCGGTTCTTGATCGGCGATACGACGACACCAGAGCTTCTTTCCGATGCCGAGATCAACGGCATACTTTCCACCAATTCAGTGATCGGCACGGCAATCCTTTGCGCGCAACACTTAGCCGGACGCTATTCGCGCCTCGCCGACAAGTCGGTAGGCGACCTCAAGATCTCATGGAGTCAGGTCGCCAAATCGTATCTCACGCTGGTCGGCACGCTCTCGCGGAGTCCGCAAGCAATCGCGGCGTGCGCGCCATGGGCCGGCGGAACGTCGAAGGCTGAGAAGGCGACCGAGCGCGCCGATACTGACCGTGTGCAACCGGTGTTTACGCGCGCGTTCGCAGAACCGGAGGGCGACGACAGTGCCAGTTTCTGATTGGGCCGACATGATGCGTTCGGTCGTCCGGTACAAGCCGGTTTCCGGCCGAGACAATTACGGCAAGCCAACGTTCGGTGATCCGCAGTATTTCAATGCGCGCGTGAACTATCGGGCGATCAGGACGAGCAACCGGACGAGCGGCCAGGAGACAATTGCCGCGGGTGAGGTCTGGTTGCTCGGCGCCATTAACCCGAACGTTGACGACGAGATCACGTTGCCGGATGGCAGCAAGCCAGTTCTCATCAATTGGGACACGTTCAACGACGAAAACTCGACCGGCGGCGCGTTCTCGGAACAAGGCTCGCTCTACGATGATCCGCTTTATGCCGAGGTTCCAGAGGGCGGCGGTAGCCACCACACCAAACTGTATTTCGGCGGAGCGCAAATTGGAGTCAACAAGTGAGCATGGACTTTCAGATAACCGGCGTCGAGCAGGCTCTCGCAAGTCTTGAGAGTGTCGCAAGCCAGATCATCCCGACAGTCAGCCGAAGCCTCTATCAGTCCGGCGAGGCGACGATGACGAAGAGCAAAGAGCAGTTCGTTCCAATTGATACCGGCTCGCTCAAGTCCAGCGGCACGGTGCAGCTTGAGGTCAGCGGGCCCGTCGTCAAGGTTCATCTCGGATTCGGCGGCGTGGCTGGATCGTACGCCGTTTTCGTCCACGAGATCAACAAAAACTACCGCGGCGGGAGACAGTGGAAGTATCTCGAGACGCCCATGAAGGAAGATCTCCCCGACACGCAAAACAAGCTCATTGACGATCTGCGAGGTATCCGGCCATGAGCACAATGGAAACCGTTCGCGCGGCGCTGGTGACGGCCGGTGTGATCGATGAAACAAACTGGGTCGCCTACATTGGATACATTCCCGACGATCAAGACCAGGTGATCGGGCTCGTACCGACGGGCGGGTTTCCTCAAGATACACACGGCGGCGAGAACGGGCATCCAACGTTTCAAGTCACAGTGCGGGCCGGTCGCAACGAGTATGCGACGGCGCGTGCCAAATGGCTCGATATGTACCACGCGCTGCACGACGCCAATCTGAGCGCGTCGAACATCTGGCTCATCCAGGCGTATGCCACCGACCCGATTCAGATGCTCGACGGCAACAACCGACCGAGCTTCGTGACCAACTTTCGCGTGGTTCGGGCGGCTGAGTGAATCGCTATTGGACCGTCCCGCGGCACTGGGCTGGCGAGACGGTGGCGATCCTCGGATGCGGACCTTCCCTATCCCTCGTCGACTTCGACGCGCTACGGGCCAGCGGACAGCGCGTGATCGCCATCAACGACGCGATATTCGAGTTCCCTGACGCCGATATCCTCTACTTCTGCGATCAGAAGTGGTGGGATGGGGAGTTTGGCCGGCGCGAGCGTGTCGAGAAGCTGGGCATTCCGTTCTGGCGTGTGACGCTCGAGAACGAGATCCCGGGCGTCTTTCGACTGCGCAATACCGGCGCGACCGGCTTCGACGAGGACCCGCAATGCCTGCGCCATGGCTCGAACTCTGGCTACCAGGCGATGCACCTTGCGACTCACCTGGGCGCAGCGCGAATCATCCTTCACGGATTCGATATGCGGATCGTGCGCGGGGAATTGCACGCGATGGCGAGGCGGGAGAGACAGGACGCGGTGGGATTCGGGCGAGTGTTGCGCGAGGAAATGTTGCCGAAGTTTCAGACGTTAGTGGAGCCATTGAGGGAGCGTGGCGTCGAGGTCATCAACGCCACGCCGGGCAGTGCGCTTACGTGCTGGTCGGCATCATGACCCATGGCCTACCATTGCACGAAAAGATGTCTCCGGAGGCATCCTGTATCAACAGTGCGCTCGCAATCATTCGCTTGATCAAGTCATCGCTCGGCTTAGGATCCATTTCTTGCATTGTCGCGTGTCGTTCG